TTAGCCAATTAAAAAATAAATCAGAACTAATGTTATCTAAGTTCTTTGCCTTTGCAGTCTGATTAACAAATTTATAAATGATATCTTTTAAATCACTTAAACCAGCAGTGCCAACTAGGAAGTTATCTATTTGGCTAGCATGTTGACTTAGGTATTGTTCTGCTTGTTCGACTTTTCTTGTATCTACAGTTAGTTCGGTTTGATTATAAATTGGTTCCTGTACAATTAGTCCAGGGGTAGCATTGAACATACTAAAATCATCCATTGGCTTTTGCGATTCATCTGGCATACCGAACTCTGGGAAGTAAGCGTGTCCTACTACCATTACTTGTGCATTGGCAATTCTTTTACCCAATTCGCTGTCTGCTCTCACATGGTAGCAAGTTTTTGACTTTGGGTTTGGGCAAAAATTATAGATTCCCTCTTTGTCTACTGGAGGTCTTTGTAAGAACAAGCTGTCAGCGTAGACAAAACCTACAAAGTCTTTAGGAGTAGCCGCATCGAATAAAGAATAAAGAGAAGCAAACCTAGTACCAAATGCTTCTCTTTCACTTTTCTCTTGATCGGTTTTTGGATTACCCGACTTGTTCACAATAAAATCGTAAACGTCTTTTGGATTGTCAGTTTTAGCACCACGTAACCAACCGTTGTGTCCTGCTAATATTAAAGGACCGTTTGCAACTTCTCTACCCCAATAAACTTGAGGAGCGCCGTCCCATTTCATTCTAATTGTTTTAGCACCTTCTCCGTCGGCAACATCTTTTAAATGTTGTAGTGCTTCAAGTGTACCTTGACTACCGTGGAAGAAAACTAAATCTTCGAGGTGGTTGAAAGCTCTTCCTAGTTTTTTCTTAGGAGCAACTGGGGCATTCTCTCTAAAGAATAATTCTCTTAGTAACACAATTAATCCTTGTATTTGCCTTCGCTGTAGTGCCTGCACACTTCTTCATGTATTTTTTCGCAAACTTCGTTGCAGATCTTTTCTTCAATTGAATCTGGTAGCTGTCTAATTGGAAATTTACGAACGTATTCTTTGTAACTTTCTTCTACTGCACGTTTAAAAATACTGTGATTAGTTTTTTGATTTTCTTTTATTTTATCGATACATTTAGCAACAGTTGGAAATACATGACGGCGATAAACGTCGTCATCATTATTCATAAAGTACACTAGATCTTCGCTAAGATCGTACGCTAATTCTGTTCTATCGTTATCAGTACGAATCCAGTCAAGATCGTTAAATTGTTTGCCTTCAAGTAGTTCTCTAATACGCATTTTTAAGTCCGTTTAGTATGGCCGTAGTAATACACGGCGATGTAGTATTTATCGCAAACGGCTTCTTATGATTATGCTTTGACAATGCGCTCTACTTTGTTTATAGAGCTTCCTAAGTGCATTTTTGCCATTAACAGGTTGTTATCGCCTGTTATGTAGAAGTAAGTTCCGCCCCAACTCATATTTTTGCTTAGATCTCGCTTACAAGCGTTGGTTAGCTTAACTTTGTTGCTTTTTTCAGCCCATTGGATAAACGCTGTGTGTTCTTGTGTAGTTTTGCCCATAGTTACACGGTAATCGTAATTTACCTTGGGCATAATGATAGTATCAGTAGCAAGTGCTGAGTTTGCTGGCGGACAGCAAACATACTTAACCTTGTCTTTATCAACTTTAATGATACTGTCGATACTAGGCTTTGAGTTAGAGTAGATACTAATCCAAGGGGATTCTACTCTAATAACAATATCTTTAGTAGACTTTAGCTTTGCTAGTAGTTTAAATGCGTAATCAAGATCTTCTTGAGTTTTGATTAACGATTTCCTTGGAGTGTAAGGACTGCCTTTAATTGTCCCCGTTTGAAGATCAACTCGTTTGAGAGTATCAAGGGCGGAATCCCAATCCCCGCCCCTGAACCAGCTAGCACCAGCACAAACTAAAACTAGCTTGTACTGGTACTGTCCCATAAAAAGTCTTCTAGTTGTCTTGGTTAACATCTTCTACAGTGGGTTCTACAGTTAGTAACGGAACTTTAGGAGCTTTTGGTTTTGCTACTAACACAATCTTATCGTCTGCAACTGTAATAGTTAGCCAACCGCCAGACTTCAAATCTCCAAACAACATCATCTTAGCAAGGTCACGTTTAATTTCCTTGTCAATAACACGTTGTAGTGGACGAGCACCCATCTTAGGATCGAAGCCTTTTTCAATTAACCAATTAAGCGCATCTTTATCGATCTTAATGCGTACAGCTTTTTCTTTAACCTGTTCACGTAGTTCGTCAATAAACTTCTCAACAACTTTGCTCATGTTATCTTTGCTTAGTTTGTTGAATGTAATAATGCCGTCTAAACGATTACGGAATTCCGGAGTAAAGAATTTCTTTAAGTCTGCATCGCTGTATGTTGACTCTTGTGTGCCAAAGCCAATCTTATTCTTTTCTGCAGATTGTGCGCCTGCATTAGTTGTAAGAATAAGAACTAACTGTCGGCAGTCTGCTTTCTTACCATTAGATCCAGTAATAAAACCGTTATCCATCATTTGTAGCAACACAGTTGATACATCTGGATGTGACTTTTCAACTTCGTCAAACAATAACACAGCGTTTGGATTTTCTTGAATCTGTGTAATTAGCAAGCCTGCATTTTCTTCAAAACCAACGTAACCTGGCGGGCTACCAATTAGCTTAGAAATACTGTGCTTCTCTTGGTATTCTGACATATCAAAACGCAACAACTTAACACCTAAGTGTTTAGCAAGTGCTTTTGCAGTTTCAGTCTTACCGCAACCTGTTGGACCCATGAATACAAAGCTACCAACTGGTTTGTTTTCTGGTTTTAGACCTGCCTGTGCAACCATAATCTTGTCTACAACTTCTTGTACAGCAAGATCTTGGCCAAACACTTCTGCTTGAAGTTTGTCTTGTAATGTAGCAAGATTGTGGCTTTCGGTTTCGCTGATAATTTCTTCAGGCATTTGAACAACACGACTTAGTTCGTGTTGAATTTCTTTTTCAGTTACAACACGCTCATCTGCAAGTTTTAAGTTAAAGCGTGAACATGCTAGGTCGATAAGGTCAATAGCCTTGTCGGGCAACTTCTTGTCTGTTTGGAATTTAACCGACAATTTAACAGCCGCTTGCAGTGCGTCATCTTTAATTTTAACATTATGGAAACCTTCGTAATACTTACGAATACCTTTAAGGATCTGAAGTGTTACTTCTTGTGTTGGCTCGTCAACTGTAATGCGTTGGAATCGACGCATTAGGGCACGATCCTTTTCAAAGTGCTTACGGTATTCTTCCCATGTAGTTGACGCAACAACTTTGATATTACCTTTGCTTAGTGCAGGTTTCATCATGTTAGCAAGGTCGTTGGCAGAGTTACTTGCTGAACCAGCACCGCTAATCATGTGTGCTTCATCGATAAACAAGACAGTCTTGCCTTTTTTGTTTAGTGCTTTAAGAACTAGCTTGAAACGTTCTTCAAAATCGCCACGATACTTACTACCTGCAAGCATAGCACTAATATCTAGGTTGTAGACAGTGTAGTCTTTTAGGAAGTCCGGTACTGCACCCTTGACAATGTTAAATGCAAGACCTTCTGCAATAGCAGTCTTACCAACACCTGGATCACCAACTAGAATTACGTTGTTTTTACTACGACGACCCATTGCAAGTGCAATATTTTCAAGTTCGTCTATACGGCCAATGACGGGGTCAATCTTGTTCTTTTTAACTTGTTCGTTAAGGTTAGTAGTAAACGCCGCAAGTGCTTTGTTACTATGAGTATCTTGTTCTGATACTTCTTCCTCTTCATCAACGGCATTGCTAAGATAATCAGCAAACTTGTCTTTATCAATATTTGCCTGTTGAATATAAAAATATGCCCAGGATTTCTTTTCACCCATCATGGCAAGGAATACATCAGTTGGTTCAATGCGTTGACGACCATTGAATAGCACTTGTGTAAATGCGCGATTAAGGATACGTTCTACGCTTTGTGTTTTTCTAGGTTTAACAACAACATCTGGCACAGTGATCTCACCGCACTTGTTCTGCAGATATTCTGCTAGGTTTTTCTTTAGTTCACCTGCGTCTGCTCCGTAACCTTGTACAATTTTTGCAAAAGTTTCTTCCATAAGCATAGCAAACAGAAGATGCTCGATTGTTAGATATTCATGGTGCAACTTTTTTGCTGTTTCAATAGCTTTTTCAAAAATTGCTTGTAGGTTATCACTTGGTTCTACCATTACGTTTCCTTTGTTTTTTTCTGGCTAACATTAATGCCATTGGTTTGACTTTTTGTGTAAAAACTACACCATTTAAATGATCTAGTTCATGCAAAAAACATCTAGCATCAATACCATGTAAAGTTATTGTACACTTTTTTCCTTGTTTGTCAAAGAATTCTGACGTAACCCATTTAGGACGTTCTACGTCCAACCATAGTTCTGGAAAACTTAAACACCCCTCTCCAGTCTTTTGAACTTCTGTGCTTTGTTCAATTACAGTTGGATTGAACATAGCAAACGGTATTGGATTATCTTTAAGTTTAATAGTAAGTACCCTCTTTAGTAAACCAACTTGGTTACCTGCTAATCCTATGCCATTAAATGTCTGCATGACCTTGATCATGTCTTGTTCTAGCTTCTCGGGATCTTGGTCTTTTTCGAAGTCCCAAGGTTCAGCTGTTTGTCTTAAAATTGGATCAGGGTCTATAATTAAGTTCATCGTTGATTTGCCTTAAACGATTGATAATGTCTGGGTTTGTGATTGTTGGTGTCTTAATGTTAACTACTACCACGAATTTACCTTTGCCGCCTCTATGCGGGTTAGGAAATCCGTGTCCAGCACTGGCAAATTCAACACCGGATCCAACACCAGCCCTGATGTCTATTTCTCTTTCATCGCCGGTGATGTATTTTACTTTCTTCTTGCATCCGATAATTGCTTCAATTGGATTTATGTCAACTATAGTGTATAAGTCGTCGCCTTGTCTACTAAAAGTCTCGTCGGGCAACACAACAATAGTTACGTTAAGATTACCTCTTGGAAGATTAGGAATACTATCGTCTCCCAAACCGGAATAACGAATAGTTTCTCCATGACTAATACCTGGAGGTATATTAATTACAACTGTTTGAGTTTTACCGCTTGGCAAGCGATAGTTGGCTTCTAGTTGTTTTCCTACAAATGAATCTACAAGGGTAATTTGGCACTGTATGTTTAGATCTCTATTTCTGCGCATCTGTCTTCCAAAGAACGGATTAGACTGGTGCCCAAATGGATCAAACCCACTGCCAAAAATATCTGCAAAATGTTCAAACCCACCACTGCCAGTATGAAATCTAAATTGAGAACCGCCTGCTCTCATTTGATCATATTCTGCTTTTTTCTGTGGGTCGCTGAGTGTTTCGTAAGCTACTGATATATCTTTAAATATGGCTTGATCACCACCTCGATCAGGATGATGTTTCATAGCCAAACTACGATATGCCTTTTTAATTTGGTCTGGCGTAGCTTCTGGCGTTAATCCTAATGTTTGGTAATAGTCTGTCATAGTCGTAAAAACAGGTCAAGTAATATAGTTAATTATACTATATCGGCCTTGACCTGTCAAGAGTTTGGTAAAAAATTACTTTTTCTTTTCTTCTTTTTTAGCAGGGGCTTTGGCCGGTGCTTTTTCTGGAACCTTAGTTCCTTCGTGCTTTTCGTGTTTCTTCATTACTCTGCACTTCTCAACATCCTTGCCAGTCTTGGCATCTTTTGTTGTGATACAAACTTTCTTTGTTTCTGGTTGTTTAGCTTCTTCTTTGGCTAGCGCAGGTTGTGCTAGGAATGCAGAAGCAACTAATAATGCTAGAATTTTTTTCATGTTAGTTTCCTTTATAGTTCTGGCTCTGGGGGTTGCATTGGCATTGCCTTACCTGAGCTTGATACTGCTGTTGGACTACCACCGAAGCTTGGTGCTGGTGATGGTGCAAAACTTGGTGTTGCTGGTGCGCTAAAACTTGGAGTTGGTTTTGGTGCGCTAAAACTTGGTGTGCTTGCCACTGGTGCTGCCGGTGCAAAGCTAGGTGTTGCTGGCCCGCTTGCTGGTAAGGATAGTCCTCCATTATTTGCTCCTGCCATTTTTTCCTGTGTACGTCCGTATGCGGCAATACCTAAGATAGCACCCATTGCGATATGGAATAAACCTGCACCCTGTAGTGTAATAGGTTGCCATTGTGCTTTTACTTCTCCACCACCGTGGACTTGCACGATAGACCAAAGGATTGGGAATACAACAAAGTCAGCCATACAGACTACCATGTACATCCATCCCATCATTGGACGCCATTTATTGTTCATCCAATCTTCTTTTTTCTTTTCTGAGTCGCTCATCTTTGCGTATTCTTCTGCGGTTGCCATTTAATCGCTCCTTAATGGATATACTTTATTTACTTAACTGTGTTAAAAATTTGTTTTTGAGTGTCATACCACTCTTTCCACAGTTCGTTTTTATACTGACATTCGTGATATTGACTGTAGTTTTCAGTTACTACTTTCAACACTTCACTCAATTTTTCAGTACCTTTCTGTACTTCTTGTAAGTTAGGACACAATTCTTGTAGTTCTTTAGGTGCGTCGGGAAATGTTCTTTTAACTGGAGTAGAAACACAGCCTGTTAAAATAATTGCAGAAGCTAGGATTAGTAAGTATTTCATTGCTTAGTCCTTTCAGGTTTTTTAGCCGCCTGGTTTAAAATATCAACTGCTTCTGGAGTTATTTTACATTGTGCGTCTACAACCTTTTCTACTTCTTTAATCTTTTCTTGAACAACTACTTTAGTATCAGTAATTACTTTTACTCTGTCTTTGTATTGTATCACTATCTTTTCGTTAGTTTCTTTTGCTTTTTCCTCTGACTCTTTTACTTTGGCTTCTAGTTCAGCAACTTTAGTACGCCACTCCATCTCAACACCGTAACCGCCTTTGAGATATAAACCTGCTACTAGCAAGCCAGCACTGATAATTTGTAATATTAAATGATACGGTGCTAGCGCAGGAAACCATCTTACTAATCTGTGTAGTAAAAAGAAAGTAAAGAAAGAGCCAACAGCACCTACTAGCAATATACCGTTAACGATATACACTAGTAAGCTATCTGGAATAAAGCTCAAGTACCACATTTTAGTGTGCTAACACATGCAACGCATGGTTATAATGTTTAATGCGATCTTCTAAACCAATTGTACCGCCGTTGATACGTTTTGTAAGTGTTAGAATATCGCCCTTGTCAGCCCACTGATTTAGGTTATTAGTTTCCCAGAACCAGCAAGCACTTTGTACAGCACCTTCAAATGTCTGTAAGTATTCAGAACATTCTTCAACTGGAATATCTAAGCTGGCAGCAAACCAACTATAGTTTTCTTTACCTGTTAGCTGAATTAACCCACGACCGCAATAACGGAATCCGTCTCCACTTGCTTCGTCTCCGTTACCCATGCGGTTAGCATAGACTCTGTTAGCAATAGCTTCTTGCTTGTTAGGCAAACTAGCATACTGTCTTGCAATATCATCTGTTGGAAAATACTTAGGAAAAATCTTACGTAGTGTTTCTGCACGGTAATTTAGATTTTCTTTTAACGTTCTGAAACCACCACTTTCGTGAGCACACTGGGCAATAAATGCCGCAACACGCTGAGGGGTATTAATTTCGTACTCTGGTAAAATTTCGCAAAGAGCATCGTACCATTGATCTAGGTAAGGGTTACCTGGAATCATTTCTCCTAACTGCTCTTTTGTAAATTCGAAAGTAAAACTCATTATTGTTTCTCCAAAACTACAGCATAGTCGCTGTTTTCAAATA